GGGAAAACCCTGTTCACTCCACGTTTCATCCGAGATGTCACCCACTTGGAAAATCGTGAAGTGTATACTGTTCCAGTTTCTTCGGATTACTGGGATGGTTTCATTGACCAGAGGGCTATAATCTTCGATGAATTTCTCATTGGAGATTCTCAAATCCAACTTAACTCTGCGCGTCAATATTTGGAGTTAGTATCAACAAAGGTGTTTAAGCCTCCTCTTGCCTCAGTCGACGATCCCGTCGTCGGAGTCAAAGGAACACACGCTGAACCCCTTATTGTTATTACTTCAAATAATGATGCCTATTCACGCGTTAGCGCTATTCCCCAAGCAGCTTTACAGCGGCGAAGGGAATTCGTTATCAATCTCAAGATCAATCCAAAATATTCTGATCTCTTCAAAGAGAACAGACTTGACATCTCTCGGCTTACTGCTCAAGAATTGTCTGACAAAGCATGGCTGCTTTTCGACATTCTACCGGCTCAACCTGGTACAGCAGTTTTGCGTGACATCAACTATGATGAACTCGTTGTTTTCGCACGTGATCGATATCTCAATTACGGCGAAATCAGTGGAAGAATCAGAGGCGAGTTACAAGCTGAAGACAATGGTGATCTAACTCCTACTCAGTTGCTTGACAATCTTGTTAAGGAATTGAAGGGAGTCCCGAACGAACCCCAGGATGTTAGTAGTTCAATTTTCGATTTTCTCTCTGGCGGCATAGATACTGTCAAGACATGGTTTGCACATGGAGCCAATAACACAATGGACACCGAATTTGGCCCATCAAACGAAAATGTCTTAAAAAATCTAAGCAAGAAAGAGAAGCAGATTCTTAATAGAATCAGGAAAGTAAGATCGAATAACTCCCGAGAATTGAACGAACGCAACGCTGAACGCTCACAACAGGAAGTTTTAGGATTGAATGAAGGAGTTGTTAAGGATGCTTTACTCGAAGCTTTGCAGCGACGAGCGCGTCTTTACATACCAGATTTCAATCTCGAAACCGACTACGACACGGCTTCGGAAGGTGAGAGCTCTCAGGGCTCAAGCCATTCGAAAAATCTCCACGCATCAAAACCCCAGGCAGATGTCATCGCAAAAATCGACCATTCAAACGTCGACGTGCGAAGAGTACATCGTCATGTCTGCTTGGGAATCAAGAAGGTCAGTTTCAAAGGAGCAACTCCAGCAATTGTAGAACCTTGTGGTAGAACATGGGCTCATACCCATGTTGATCGAACACCCCACAGTATGCTTTGCAAAAGTTGCTCTCAAGATCCGAATGTTGTTGCTTCCAATGCAATGTTGCATGGCGGTGCCGATTTCCAGTTTTACAACAGTGTCATCGAACATCGAAATGCAATCCTCACGGACAATGGCCTTCCGCATCTGCGCACTCAAACATTGACCCATCGAGTGGACTTATTGCCTGATGATTACGAAAGTGAATATCATGGTGATACAGATGCAATCCGAATCCGCTTGGCTCAAATGTGGACTGAAATAGCGTTGGACAAGTACATCAGTTTGGGACATGTTCCACCTGTGTATTTGACCACGTCCAATGTTTGGGTTCAAGGACAAACTCCCATCCAAAAAGTGAAAGAACATATGATTGAAGGAGCTGCTTTCGTTGCGGGATTAATATCCCTATACGTAGTGGTTCATGGTGTCGTTTCCTTCTTCAGAAGGAAACCGGCAGTTCCAATCATGTTTGCTCACAGCGACAAGCCTGGTAAGAACGACAGGAGTGGACATAGAACTAAGGCGCCTCGGCGTTTGAACAAGCTCTATGGACATGGTGGCGAAGCTTCTTTGACTATGGAAATTGGTAATGAACGTGTGAAATGTATCCCTATCAGGGGAAACGTTTTCATGACTTATTATCATTCTCTACAACCCAGAGGAGAATTGTTGCCAGAAGGTACACCCTTCACAATTGATTATAGAGGAAAGAGAGAGAATTTCAATCTTCAGTACTCTATGATCACCAAGGCAAACGATTACGATATCATCTTCGTATCTTTGCCTAGCTCAAAACTTTGTTCATTCCCGGATAACATCAAGAAATTCTGGAAGAACGAAGACACGGACATCACGAACATCAATGTTGAGGTTGAGCTTGAAACTCCAGTAGTTTCTTCAGCCGTTAAAGTACGCAATCAATCCTACATTCAAAAGAAGAACCGCTTAACCGCGGAGGAAGGATTAAAGTACTACGGACACTTCAACTTTGGTGACTGTGGAACCATTATTCGCTCAATGGGACCACACTGCCCTGGCAAAATCTTGGGATTCCACGTCGCTGGCGGCGGAATTCCAAGTGGCAAATCCTTCGGACTCTCTTTGATAGTAACCCAAGAAGACATTTTATCATGTCTCGAAGGTGAATTTGAAGATGAGAACGTTGAATTTGTCTCACACGGACCATCCCGAAAATTTGAATTTGATGAGAGAAATCAATTCATGCCTTCCGCTTCTGGATCTGAAGACGAGAAGCTTAGGCATGTTGAACGGGCTCCAATTGATGTTACAGATTTAGATGGTTATCTCATCGATACCAATCGCCATGATTTTCCTTTTCATGGCTCAAATCTGAAATTAGCACTCACAGTCCCGGACTCTCAAAAAGTTCATCTCAACAGGAAATCGAAGATCAGACAATCGATCTTAAGCCCTTATTTGGGCACGATTCCGCAAAAACATCTTCCGATTCTATCAATGCATGATCATAGATCTGCTGGGGAAGACCCTCTTGTTAACATGTTGAATGAAACACTTGATGTGGAATTCAATGAAATTGACAAAGGTGTCGTACTCAGTCTTGCTCGTCAAGTCTATCGATCATATGATGATAATCTGAAGTGGCCCATCGGAAAGCGCCACCTCTCATTTGAGGAGGCCCTCAAGGGTGTGCCCGGACAATTGTCCTCACCTAAGGTGAGGTCATCATCTGGTTACCCCTTGTGCAAAATTGCTAAGAAACGTGGAAAAGCTGATTACTTTCGATTTGATGAGAATGGCAACCTCATCTATGACAGAGTTTTCAGAATGCAAGTCGAAAAATACCTGAAAGATATGAAGGAATCTAAGCCTGAAGGTAGATTTTTAATCAACCTGAAAGACGAATTGATTTCTCAGTCCAAATTGGATGCTAGAAAATGTCGACTGATTTACTGTGGTGACTTAATCGCCAACACAGCATTTCGTATGTTGTATGGTTCAGTTCTGTGTGCGTTTAACAACTCACACGCTACAACTCCATCTGCAATTGGATACAATCAGTATTCTCACGACATGGATAACATTTATGAATATCTTAAGGTTGTGGGCACCAACTTCATCGCTGGTGACTACAAAAATTTCGACAAGCACGCTCATCCACAATTCTTGAACGCGGCTTACGCTATCATCGGAAAACTTGGAGAAGGCCTGGATACTGAAGAAGAATTCGCTCATTTCGTCGAACATCAGCGATTCTCATCAGTCCAAGTGGCCAACTACAGGATGTTCCTGGAATCCTCTCATTTCTCTGGATGCTTCTATACGACCATTGTCAACAACATCGTCAATGAGTTGTACATTAGATATGCATTCAAGAAATTGTGTCCAGGAAAAATTTTCGGTGATCACATCCGGATCAAAGTTCTCGGGGATGACCATATCATCGCGGTCTCTGATAACGTCAAACATCTCTTTACACCATTGAAGTTGAAGGAAGTTCTAAAAGAACTCGGTCAAACCTACACTTCAGATCAAAAGGACAAAGAGTTAACTGATGAATTCAGAAGATTCGAAGATATCACTTTCCTCGGAGCGCACCCCCGCCTCATCGAAGGCTTATGGTGTGGAGCATTGAAGAAGAGTACATTGGAAGAACAACTTCACTGGACTCGGAACAATTCCGCCACTATCGTCGATGAAGCACGAAACGTTATCGAACTGTCGGCAACTTGGGGACCCAAGTACTTCCATGAGACGAAGGAAAGGGTAAACAAGGCGCTAATGGCTGTTGGGCTTGAACCTCTTGTGACTAGTTCACAAGAAGAAATTGCTTCAGCAGTTGCGAACAGGACGGCAACAAGCCTAGAGGATTTTCCTCGGTTCGTGGCTCACGGACCAGAAAATTCTTTGGCTAAAGTCAACGCTGGCTTTGAAGTCAGAGGCGGAGTACAGGGATCTCACACTGGCTACAAAGAACTAGCAATGAATGCGGTTAACGACATCGACATGTCGCTGGCTTATGGAACTGAGTCTGATGTATTTCGGACGACGTTTACATGGTCTACGGCTGATGTCGTCGGAAATTCGATCTTTTCAGTGGATGTACCCTTTGGGTTGCTTACACTTGGAAATGATTTGAATTTGCAGAACATGCCATTCGACCGCACTTGCTTTTGGAACGGAGATGTTGAAGTGACGTTCCAAATAAACGCCTCAAAATTCCATCAAGGCGTTCTTGCAGCTTACTTCATGCCTCTCGCTTCTGGAACTGAATCCTACGAATCGGAACTTGCCAATATCACAACTTGCAACCACGTGTTGATTCAGCCGAACATGGCCGGAACTCACAAGTTGCATATTCCATACAGGTATTTCCGTAATTGGATAAACAACTCAGCCAGAACAACTGAGAGCTTGGGAACGATTTACGTCACTCCCTTAGCTGCACTCATGAACGTCAATGGTGAAGAAGTTGAGATTTCGGTCTATTCAGCTTTTCCGAATTCTCAATTCCGTTTGCCACGCCAACCAGCAACTGGAGTCCTTGCAAGCAAATTCTACACAACAACCGGTGTAGTAGATGCCGAAGAGGTCGTCAACTGGGTAGCTCATGGAAATAGCACTTCAACAACAATGAATGTCACCAACAACGTAGCAGGTTCAATGCCAAATCAGAACCTGAAAGGAGGTGAAGCAGCGACTAAACAAGACGTTAGTGTCGATGCGTCCATCCCAATGCCATTGGACAACCCTCCTCTATGCTCTGGTGCCATCACAGTTGAACAAGCATTTCCTGGATTGTCATCATCCCATGGAGTACGTCCCACCAGGGACATGCAATTAAAACCTGCTGTACTCTCCCGCCAACAATTCAAACTGTTCGACAACGCTGAGACTAAAATCGAAAGCTTGTTGGGAAAGAAATGCTTGCTCACAACATTCGACGTGCGGAATGAAGAGATCACTGGTGC